GGCGATTGTCGGGCCTGTTGGGATGCATCAGTCCCGAATGTTAGCTACCCGAAACACTAGATAATTTCACAAGCATGACTCCCGTGTAACTGGCGACTCTTCGGAGTCGTCTTTTTTCGTTTGTGTTCCGTGGTTTGCCTTGTGTTTTTCTGCGAGATTCTCGTGTGTGACATTATTGCAACAGACTGAAGAATCCTGCGCCGAATCGGTCCGAGCGCAAGAAAAACTTTTGTCAACCCCTTGACATAACATTTGGGACCCTCCAGATTATCACAAGTGATTCGCCAGCGGGGGCGCAACCACCTACATCTGCAAACTAAAAAATTCCAAAGTGTGACTTTTATGCAACACTAGTAATCCCGATGACACCCTATGTACAACAAAAAAGAATCCTTTGTTTACAACGACATATAAAAAAGTTATAACATTCAAGTTTACAAATATAAAAAAAAGTCCTATATATAAGTATAGAGGTACTATACTATAGTATATACTAAAGGTTAAAACTACTCACATATTACCCAAATAGATTACAACTAAAGTTCTACTATAGTACCTCTATACAGCTTTCCCATTATTTTAATTAGGTGTCGTGGTTAAATGGACAAACTAAAGTATAGCGAAACTATCGCAAAAGCTGTCCGTACAGGCATTAGGAATGGTGTCGCTGTAAAGGACATTATGGCTTCTATCCAGAAGTATCAACAAGCACCCTCTAGTTCAGCTACATTCTATAAGTTGTATGGTGACACTATTGCACAAGAACGTGCAGATATTGTAGGTCAAATTGGTTCTGTCGTGATCCAACAGGCACTAGATGGCGACTTTAAGGCTGCTGAGTTTTATCTCCGTAGTAAAGGCGGCTGGTCACCAACGCAAACAAACATTGAGGTAGAAGGGTCTTCTGATGCCGATGAGGACGCAGGAGCAATCGACTCCTTGATGACACTCTTAGGTAAAAAGAATGACACTCCCGATAACAGCGAACGATCTACGCCAGCTACCCGACATCGAAGTAGCGTACATACTCAAACAACTGGGTCCAGCCCAAGCCGAAGAACTACGGTATAACTGGGAGTTCTGGGCTAGGCCTGAACAACTAGAACCCGAAGGTGACTGGAATGCATGGTTAGCATTAGCTGGTCGTGGTTGGGGTAAGACCCGTGCAGGTGCTGAGTGGGTAAGACACAGGATCAAAAAAGGTGACAAGATCGTACATTGTGTCGCTCCTACTAAAGGTGATGTTCGCCGTGTTATGGTTGAGGGTGACAGTGGATTACTTAATGTTTGTTGGAAGGGTGATAAGACCTACAGAGGAAAACACATTGGGTTTCCTGTCTGGTCCCCTACTAACAATACTCTGACATGGGAAAACGGAAGTAAAGCCGTATTCTTCTCAGCAGAGGATCCAGAGCGTCTTCGTGGTCCACAGGCTTACTCAGCATGGACAGACGAGTTGTGTGCTTGGAGAAATGCACAAGAAACTTGGGATATGATGATGTTTGGACTCAGATTGGGTCGTAAACCTCAAGTTTTTATCACAACTACACCAAAAACTACAAAATTACTAAGAAATATTATATCTGACCCCAAAACGGTTATTTCTAAGGGTTCTACGTTTGATAACGCAGCAAACTTAGCGGATACGTTCATTGATGCGGTCAAAAAGACCTACGAAGGTACAAGACTTGGTAGGCAAGAATTATATGCAGAGATATTAGATGAAGCCTCTGGTGCCTTATGGAACCGTGAGTTGCTCTTCAAGTGTGAAGTAGATCGGGACGAGGTACCACCTCTGTCTCGTATTGTCGTGTCTGTAGACCCTGCTGTAACCAATAAAACTGATAGTGACATGACTGGTATTGTCGTGGCAGGTATAGATCAGGATGGTACAGCCTACGTACTAGAGGATCACACAGATCGTTACAGTCCCAAGGAGTGGGCAGCTAAAGCTATAGAACTATATCACGAACACATGGCTGACAGGATTGTCGCTGAACGTAACCAAGGTGGCGATATGGTCCGTCATACTCTGCAAACAGAAGATGAAAACGTCCCGATTAAGCTAGTACATGCTAGTCGTGGTAAGATGGCACGGGCTGAACCTGTGTCTGCACTATACGAACAAGGCAAAGTAAAGCATGTCAAGGGACTTAACGACTTAGAAGATCAGATGGTACAGTGGGAACCTTTAGGGTCCATAGGCTCACCAGACCGTCTTGATGCTATGGTATGGGCTTTAACGGACCTATCACTAAATGGATACGCAAAACCACAACTAAAACTAGCGTATTCCAATGCCAAAGGTTTAAGGTAAGATGGTAAAGAAACTATCAGCAACGGAAGCGGCCCAAGTACTGGGTATCGCAGGTGACAACACACATAACGGTCAAATCCGTGCGGATGAGTTTCTACCTGAATTACGTGGCAAACGTGCCATACGTAAGTATCGTGAAATGCGTGACAATGATAGCACTATTGGTGCAGTCATGTACGCTACTGAACAAGTCTTACGTGACGTAGACATTAAGGTTATGCCAGCCAATGATACCCCTGCTGCTAAACGTGAAGCAGACTTTGTGGAGAGTATCTTTAAGGATATGGATCACACCCTAGATGATCACGTATCCGAGGCTTTGTCGTCCCTTACATTTGGATTTGCTTGGTTTGAGGTCGTCTACAAAAGACGTAATGGTCAGAAGACTAATTCTAAGTATTCTGATGGTCGTATGGGTGTGCGTAAGATTGCTTCACGTGCGCCTTGGACAATCTCTAAGTTTGACGTAGACGAAAAAACTGGTGATGTCTTAGGCATTCATCAGGAAGGTTCAGGGTTCAACAATACTAACTATATTCCTAGTCGTAAGAGTTTGTACTACCGCACTACGGCGATTAACAATGATCCGTCAGGAAGGTCGATCTTACGTAATGCGTATACCTCGTATGAGTATCTTAACAATCTACAGAGCATTGAAGCTATTGCTGTGGAGCGTGAGTTGGCTGGTATTCCTGTGGCTCGTATCCCTTCTGAGTATCTTAGTCCTGATGCTACTGCTGCTCAGTCTGGATTCCTCGCCAACCTTCAACAAATCCTTAGAGATGTTAAGTTCAATGAGCAGGGATACATCGTCCTGCCCTCAGATACCTACCCCGATAGTAACGGAAGTCCTACCAACACTCGACTAGTAGATGTTGAGTTGATGGCTTCTAACGGTAAACGTAATATAGACATAGACCCGATTGTAAAACGGTACCAGCACGACATTGCTCGTTCTGTACTTTCAGAGTTTCTTATGCTTGGTGGTGGCAACACTGGTTCATATGCCCTGTCCAAGTCTAAGACAGACCTGTTCCTTCGTGCGCTTGAGAGTTACATCCAAGCCATAGTTGATGTTCTCAACAAACAGTTGGTAGAACGCCTATGGGAGTTGAACGGTCTGAACTATGATCTCATGCCAACTATTGTTGCAGGGGATGTAGCACCACATGACCTGCGTGAAATTGCAGCGTTCCTACGTAACCTAAATGGTGCAAACATTGATGTGTCGTCGCATCCAGAAGTAATTCAGGACTTGATGGACATCGCTGAACTTCGGTACGACCCAGATCAAGAGGGCGATACTGACCAAACTCAATTAGATAAGGAAAACTAATCATGGCTACCTTCAATAAGGTAAATGACTTCGTAGTCAACGCTGTACACAACATGGACTTGGAATCAGATCAAGTTGTTGTTGCTCTATCAAATACAGCACCTTCATCAGAAACTACTGATCCATCAACAGATGGCAACGGCATCCTAGGTAACGTAACAGAAGTTGCATACACTAACCTAAGTTCTCGTAATGTTACTACTACTTCGTCTACACAGACATCAGGAACATATAAGCTAGTTCTATCAGACATCACATTGACATCATCTGGTGGTTCTACTGGTCCTTTCCGTTACGTGTACATCTATAACGACACAGTAGCAACACCAGCCGACCCACTGATCGGATACTACGACTACGGTTCATCATTGACACTAAACGATGGTGACTCACTAACAATCGACTTCTCAGCAGCTAACGGCGTACTACAGATCGCCTAAGAGGAAATAAAAAATGGTCAAGCTAGTCAACAGAGCCAGAATGTCCACCAGCACTACTGGCACTGGCACAATTACATTAGGTTCTGCTGAAAATGGCTACCAAAGTTTTGATGACGCTGGTGTACCCGATGGAGATGTAGTCCGTTACGTTATTGAGGATGGTTCTAACTGGGAAGTAGGTACAGGTACGTATACTGCTTCTGGAACCACCCTCACACGTACAGTTACAGAAAGCAGCAACTCTGACGCTGCGATCAACTTGTCAGGTAATGCAGTCGTCTTCATCGGCCCAGCAGCACAAGACTTTAGCCCGACCATTACACTCGCTGGTGATGCCAGCGGGTCTGTTACGCTTACAGACTTAGAAGATGCGACCTTGACTGTTACCGTTGCTGATGACAGTCATAACCATACTATTGCCAATGTCGATAACCTACAGACTAACCTAGATGCAAAACTAGACAAGTCTGGTGGTACTATGACTGGCAACTTGATCCTGAATGCTGACCCCACTACGGCATTAGGAGCCGCTACGAAAGAGTATGTCGATACGATTGCTGCCGCTGGTGTTCACTACCACGATCCAGTACGTGTCGAGCAAGAGGGTAACCTTACAGCTACTTACGACAATGGTACAGCAGGTGTAGGTGCAACCCTTACTAACTCAGGTACTCAGGCTGCATTGGTCATTGATGGGGTCACTATGGTCCTTAACGACCGTGTTCTTATCTATGAACAAACCAATGCATTTGAGAATGGTATCTACACAGTCACTAACGTAGGTTCTGCAAGCACTAACTGGGTTCTTACCCGTGCGACTGATGCAGACAGTTATGCTCCGTCTGACCCTGACTCGCTTGGTAAAGGTGATGCTTTCTTTGTACAAGAAGGTAACGCAGGTGCTGGTGAACTATACGTTATGAATACCGATGGTGCTATCACCTTCGGTACCACAGCCATAACTTTTACTCAGATTCAGGCTACTGCTGTTTACTCTGGTGGGACAGACATTACCCTTAGTGGTACTACGTTCAACCTAGACTCTACTATTGCAGCAGATACTACAGGTAATGCAGCTACAGCTACAGCCTTAGAGACTGCACGTACAATCGGTGGGGTATCTTTCGACGGTACAGCTAACATCAACTTAGCTGGTGTTAATACGACTGGTAACCAAGACACCTCTGGTAATGCTGCTACAGCGACTGCTTGGGAAACTGCCCGTACAATTACTTTGTCGGGGGATGTCTCAGGTACAGCCACAGGTGTAGATGGTTCAGGTAACGTATCTATTACTACCACTGTCGCTGACGACAGCCACGACCACACTATTGCTAACGTAGATGGCCTACAGACTGCCCTAGATGCTAAGGCACCTACAGCAAGTCCTACCTTTAGTGGTACAGTTACTTTCCCAGCAGGTCAGACCTTCGATGGTCGTGACGTATCTGCTGATGGTGCTAAACTTGATGGTATCGAAAGTGGTGCAGATGTAACTGACGCAACCAATGTGTCTGGCGCAGGTGCCTTGATGCGATCTGGCGGTCAGATGACAGGCAACATCACGATGTCTGGCGCACAGACTGTTGATGGTCGTGATCTTTCAGCCGATGGTTCTAAACTTGATGGTATCGAAAGTGGTGCTACTGCTGACCAGACTATTACAGCAGGTAGTGGTCTAACTGGCGGTGGAACTGGTGACGTTACTATTAGCCACGCTGATACATCTACCCAATCATCGGTAAATAACTCAGGTCGTACTTATATTCAAGATATTACACTTGATACTTATGGTCATGTCACAGCTATTTCCTCCGCTACAGAAAGCGTGACCAACACAAACCAGCTCACTACATTTCAGTTAGAAGATGGTGACGGAACCGAGGTTACGATCAGCCACGGTAAAGAGGTTAAGTTTGTCGAGGGTACAGGCATTGACATCAACTGGACTGATACGTCTACAGGCTCTGATGGTGACCCATATGACATGACATTTGCGGTCACTTCGGCACCCAAATGGACAACCGCTAGAACGTTGTCACTCTCTGGTGACGCATCTGGTTCTGTCTCTTGGGATGGCTCCGCTAACGCCACGCTGACCGTTACCGTTGCAGACGATAGTCACAATCACGTTATATCAAACATTGATGGATTGCAGTCGGCTCTTGATGGTAAACAAGCAGCAGGTACTTATAACACTATTATTGGTACAGATAGTGACATAAACACATCTGGTTCGACTATCATCGACAACATCTTTGTTACTGATGGTGTTATCACTAGTATGGGTACTAGGACACTAACTGCTGCTGATATAGGTGCATTATCTACCTCTGGTAAGGCTGCTGACAGTAATCTATTAGACGGCCTTGATTTGTCCACAGGGCGAAACAATGTCGCCAACAGAGTAATGCGTACCAATAGCAGCGGTTATGCAGAGTTCGGCTGGATCAATACAACATCAGGCGATACTTCAAGTGGCTTGTCTCGTCTTTATGTTGATACGGGTGACGGTTACATTCGAAAGTCTACACTTTCCCATGTTGCGTCACAGGGTGGCTTCCTGACATCGAGTTCCACTCCAGCAGAATTTTCTGTTGATAAACTTTATGCTAAAGGTAGATCAGAAAGAGTAAGATACGAAACCTCAACTTCTGGGCTTATCAGTGTTGATTTAACAGAGTTTAATAGTGGTGCTGGCGTACCTGATAGTATTATTTACTTTACTGCGGATGCAACTGCGGATCGGGGTTTAAACATCCGCTTTGACGCCAGTAAATTGGGAACTAACACTGCCCATACTTTCACAATCCTTTTCACAAATGGTTCGACCCCGTACAAAATGAACTCTTACTGGCAAGGTGCTGCTTACACAGGATCTTCATCTTCTATCATTTTTCCACAATTTGCTAAGTGGCAGGGGGGTGCAGGACCAGCGGCTGGTAACGCCGATAGTGTTGATGCCTACACATTCACATTCTTTTATAGTGGTTCCTCATATGAAGTAATCGCTTCAGGTCCAAATCAGTTTGCATAAGGAATTATCATGCCAGTACTCAGCTTATTTGGCGGCGCATCGGCCTTTGCGTATGGCTGGGGCATTGCCCAAGATGTAAAAGTTGGTCAGTGGGACCTAGCCAACATGCACTATGACCCCAAATCTTTGGCGTTTAAGTGGACGGGGTATGATAGCAGTGTTGCGTACTCTGGTGTTACCAGCATGTCGTATAACTATGCTGGTTATTATCCCTTTGGGACAGAGTTTACACCTTATAGTATCCGAAGTTTGGCGATGCCCACCGAAGACTATTTGTATGTTTTTCATGGTACAGGTAGCGGAGCTAGTGATGAAACAACAGTTACTAGGATGGATTTAGCAAGTCCTGATGATGTTTTAGGTTATTCAAAAGGGGCATCTAATTATCAACAGGTAAATATAGATGATGGGACTGGATATGCTAACAGTTGGCTTTACGGTTCCGATGTAACCGCCGATGGTAAACACTATGTTACCTTTAAGGCCCCAGGAACTTCTCAGCCTAGTTATTACTCTGGCATTAGAAAATTTGATACCTCTACAGACTATTCGATTACGTCATCGGATACGCAAAGCCAAACTTTTGATTTTACATCAGATGTGGCTTATCTGTACGGCGGGATTAAATTATACCCTCGAAAGATGATCCTTTCGTCTAAGTCTACAGATACATTGTACGAATACTCTATGACTTCGGACTATGACTTCACCACCCTAAGTTCTCCTACAACTAATTCGAACATAGGTACCATTAATGGTGAACACTATGATTTCACTGTAACACCAAGTGGTGATGCTTTTGTTTTTAGTGCTTTAGGTAATGGGACTTACAGACCAAATAGATACGACAACCTTTGGTGGGTTGATACTAGTGGAGGTTCAATTGCAAATCTGGATTTCAATAGAGCCGACTCTAAAGACTTTAGGTTTTACTTAGGTGATGGTGGGACGGGTATTACTGATCAACACCCAAGAGGTGTTACGTTTAATGGTAACGGGACACAAATGCTTGTCGCATTGCCCAACCAACAGCGCATCGCTGCCTATACAGTTGGTGCATTTAACGTAAGATCAGATGGTTCGTCCACTGCCGTAAAATCGTATGTAGCTGGTGGAGTTAGAGTAAAGCCTGACGGAACAAAATTGTGGAATGTGGACTATGATAAGAAAAAGATATTTGAGATAAATATGTCCACTCCTTTTGATCTTGGCACTGCGACTTGGGGGAACGAGTTCTCAACATATAGTCAGGATACTTTTCCTTACATGATGCACTGGAAGCCAGATGGCACAAGGTTTTACATAAGCGGTCAACAAAATAAAAAAGTCTACGAATACTCTTGTAGTACGGCTTGGGATATTAACACTGCAACTTACACCAACAGAGCGACTGCTGCTTTGTCAAACAACGTCCTATACGGTTGCGCCCTCTCAGATGACGGTACTAAGTTATTCGTCACCATGCGACAGAGAGTAGCTTATCAAACCTACGAGATGAGAGTGGCTCAATATGCTCTAAGCACCGCATGGCAAATTAACACCGCTTCACAAATTGGGAGCGACATTGCTCTCACAGCAGGTTTTACGGACTTTACTTTTCACCCTGATGGAGATAAAATGTTTACAACAGGTACGGCAAGCCCCTATGACGCTCGTTTGCAACAGTGGAATCTCAGCACTGATTGGGACATATCCACTGCTACTCCTTCAAGTACGGAATACTTTGATTTAGATAATTTCCTAAACAGAGCAATCAACATCCGTCATGGTTGGTCGGAAGATGGCGGTCAAGTGTTTCTAAGTAACAATGACGCTGACAGTATTTATTCATTTAATGTGTACGAGACTTAAAATATGACAAAATATGCCAAAATTGAGGATGGGCAAGTTGCCGTATATCCTTATCATCTAAACAGGTTAAAGACTGATTTTCCCGAAGTGGAATGGCCTTACCCTCAAATCCCAGATGATTTTTTAGCTGCCTATGATGTTTATCCTGTGGCAGTCCAAGAAGCACCTACAGATGTAGATTTGAGAACGCACATTGCGGAGCCTTCTTATTACCCTGAACTTGTTGATGGTCAGTGGACAATCACAATAACAGTCAGGGAATTAACGGATGAAGAAAGTGAAGCTGTTGTTGGCTCTAAAGCTGCCTCTAACAGAGATGAAAGGTTTCGCAGATTACACGATACAGACTGGATGGCATCATCAGACCGTACAATGTCACCAGAAGAAATTGCTTATCGTCAGGCACTACGAGACTTGCCTGAAACAGCAGCAAATTGGCCATTTTTAGAAGATGAAGACTGGCCTACTAAACCGTAAGGGGTAAACAATGTTAGGATTTGCACCATTAGCGTCTACCACGTTTGCTGCTGCTGGCGAAGGTTTATCTTACCAACTTGCCGCTGACGAAGGTACATACAGCTTAACCTTCCAAGACGTTATTGATGCTATATCCATAACAGCGGGTGAAGCAACATTCACCCTAACGGGACAGACTTCACCTCTTGTCGTAACTAAACCAGTAGACGAAGGTACTTATTCTGTAACAGGCCAAGATGCAGACTTTGTTATTGCTGAAAGACTTGTAGCCGCACACTTCAACTACATTATGACACCGCAAGATGCGGATGCAGCATGGAAACGTGTAGCGGGTCAGGGTAGCTTTAGTCTTACAGGACAGACCTCTGGTATTAACTATCAGTTACCAGCAGGTGAAACATCATACAGCCTCTCAGGACAAACAACAGTATTTGAGGTTACTCTACTAGCTGGTGAGGCTACATATGCACTTACTGGTCAGGCAGCTAACGTAAACACAAGCATTTCTCATGCTGCTGGATCGTTCTCTGTTACTGGTCAAGATGTAGCTATTAGTCCTACAACAGTTATCACTGTAGACGATGCCGCATCATTTACTCTGACGGGTCAAGACCTTAACTTTGACTATGCAGATATATTCCCTGTAGAGTCTGGTAGCTTCTCTTTAACAGCCCCAGTTGATCCAACTCTACATACATCAAAAGTTGCTGAAGAAGCTAACTTTACGTTCACAGGCCAAGATGTAGGCCTTATTGTTGCTGAACAACTTCCAGTCGATAGTGTGTCTTATACACTAACTGGTCAGGACATTAACTTTGATGTAAACGATAATTTTGTTGCAGAAGTTGGTAGCTTTATTGTCGGCGGTGAAGATGTAAGTTTCAAAGCTAACTTCCCGATTGTAATTAACGACTCAGAGAATTACCTTTTCTTAGGACAAGATGTAACTCTGATTGACGGTAAATCTTTAGTTGCAGAAGGTACAACCTACACAGTTACTACAGAAGATGCGGTATTTACACCAGAGATTACACTACCTGCTGTAAGAGGCCAGTTTGCTGTAAATGGACAAGACTTAGGGTTTACATTCCCATTGGGAGTAGATGAAGGTACGTTCACTATAACTGGACAAGACATTACGATCAGTAACCCATCATCTAAGCGTGGTGTCCTAGTCACTGGTAAATCCTTCAACAAGGTAACACTAATTCAACAATACAATAAGGTTGCATAACAATGGCTTTCTACATTAAGCAGAATGACACAAGCCCATCTATGTTGGCTAACTTACAAGATGCTGACGGTAACGCCATTAACCTTACTGGTGCCAGTGTTCAGGTTCACATTAAGGATGTAGAAGGTACACTCAAGGTTGACCGTGCAGCTATCATTCCTGATCCACTTATTGGTCGTGTAAGGGTCAACTGGCAGTCAGGGGATACAGATACTGTCGGTACCTACTATGTAGAGTTTGAGGCTACCTATAATGACGGTTCTATAGAAACCTTCCCTAACAATGGTAACCTAGTTATGGTTGTAGTAGGTGAGTTGAACTAATGACAACTTGGGCAAGACAAATATATGAGCATGACCCTCTTGCCATAGCCAAGGGTGAAGTCAACGGTTACTCTAGTGAACATAAGTTTGGTGCTGTACCTGCTATGTCGCAGAACCAAACAGGGACTATCTGGGATGTAAACGATACAGCTTATCCTTGGTCCTCTTGGTCAACTGCTGGTACTGTAGACATTCCTGCTGTTAATGCATCAGACAACGGTAAGAAGATTACTATCTTAGGTCTTGATGCAGATTACAACGCTCAGTCAGAAGAGATCACTCTGAGTAGTTCTGGTTCTGTCACATCTACAAATTCTTATATTAGGCTCTATCGTGCATTTCTATCGAATGGGTCTACAAATGTAGGTGTCATAAACGTACAAAAGTCTGCTGTAACAGTCATGCGTATCAATGCTGGTAAGGGTCAAACCCTGATGGCTATTTACACGGTACCTGCTGGTTATACAGCATACTTGATACAAGGTGCTGCCACATGTCAAGGTAATGCAGATGCTACAGGGGATATGTACATACGTTACTTTGGGCAAGATGCATTTCGCATAGGTCACTCTTTTGAGTTCTCTGGTGCAGGTGGTCAGTACATGTACAAGTTTGCAGTACCGAGAACAATACCAGAAAAATCTGACGTTGACGTAAGAGCCTCAGTAAGAAGTAACAATGCTCGACTTACTGCTGCATTTGATCTGATACTCGTAGAAAACACATATAGAGATGTATAATGCCTAAAGTAGCTTTACAGAACAAAGTCAAAGAACACAACAAGAAGTCTAAGCATAAAGTTACTATGCGGATGTTGGAGCAAGTATATGACCGTGGCGTTGGAGCCTATCGCACTAATCCTGCAAGTGTTCGACCTAATGTCAAGTCACCAGAACAGTGGGCAATGGCTCGTGTCAATAGTTTTCTACGTATCGTAAGTGGTTCTAAGTCTGCTAACCATGATAAAGACCTTCTACCTTCGTCGCACCCCTCTAAGAGTAAAGCTAAGAAGATGCTAAAGGCACAGTATGCCAATGACGTATTCACGACAGAGATGGAAGCACGTAGTCGTTCTATGGATATGGGATGCGGTGGTGCCATTCATGTGCATGAGATTGACGGACAGGCCGTATACATGCCCTGTGGTAGCCATGAAGAGTATTTAGACTACTACCGTACAGAAGATGAAGACAAGCCCTCAGAGGACCGCTTAGAGGCTCTACGGGTCATTGTACAGGAAGTAATGAAAGAAGAGTTCGCCAAGGCAGAGTACCAAGGTGAAAAGGTGACTTTGAACAAACCACGTAGATTATCTGGTGGTAACAAGAAGTTTGAAGTCTTCGTTATGGATGGCAGTAAAGTAAAACGTGTTACCTTCGGTGACCCCAATATGGAAATACGTCGAGACAATCCAAAGGCCCGTGCCAACTTCCGATCACGCCATTCATGTGATACAGCAACAGATAAGACATCGGCCCGTTATTGGTCATGTCGTATGTGGGAAGGAGGCACATCAGTGTCAGACTTAACAAAGAATATAGAAGGGCAAATCCTTAAAGCTGACGATGAACAACGTATGGTATACGGTTGGGCATCAGTAGTTACAGAAAAGGGTGAACCTGTAGTAGATCGACAAGGTGATGTTATTGAGCCAGATACTTTGGTTCGTGCCGTAAACAAGTTTATGGAACATGTACGTGTCGGTAAAGAAATGCACAAAGGGGACCAGATTGGCGCAGTCATTCACTCTATGCCAGTCACTAAAGAGATTGGTGAATCCCTTGGCATACAGAGTGACCGTGAAGGCTGGGTCGTAGCATTTAAGGTGTATAACGACGATGTTTGGGCCAAGGTCAAGTCTGGTGAATTAGCCGCCTTTAGCATTGGCGGTAGAGCAATAAAGGAAGACTATAATGGCTAACCTTTTAAAACAGCTTGAACTAGAGGAATTATCCTTAGTGGATCGTCCTGCCAATGCAAAAGCTATGGTTTCCCTATTCAAGCGTGACAACTCCGAAGAGGAACAAATGACAGATAACGTAGAAAAGATGTCAGACGACCTAAAGGCAAAACTAAAGCCTTATATGGACAAAGGAATGACCGAAGAAGAGGCAATGAAAGCCTATGACGAGGACATGAAGAAGTCTGACGCAGCAGAAATTGATGAACTAGACCTGCTGAAAGCTGAGAACGACACACTGAAAATCCAGAACGAAGACCTACGTAAGGCTCTTATCGAAAACGGTTTCATTATCAAGTCTGACTCAATCGAAAAGAAAGTTGAACCAGAGTACATTGAGTACGAAGGGGAACAAATCAATAAAGCAGATGTACCTGCCGTTATTCTCAAAGCATTGGAAGAAGCAGAGTTTGCTAAAGCTGATGCAGAACTAACAAAACGTGCAACAGAAGCCCTACCACACTTTGCAGAAGATGTAGCTAAATCCTTGGTTGCTGAGTTCGGTGAAGTAGAAGGTGTTATGGAAGCCCTTAAAGCTGCCGATGCGACATTCGCAGAAAGCATGGAAGAGGTAGGAAAATCAGATGCAGATGGTGAGTTCGCTACTGCAACTGATAAAATGGAATCCCTTGTAAAATCTTACATGGATGAAAACAAAATGAAGAAGGGCGATTACGCTAAAGCATACGCTGCTGTAGCTAAGACCGACGAAGGTAAAGCCCTAATCAATAAAAGCTATAAAGGGGAATAATTATGGCTGTAATGCAATCCCGTGATACACGGACATTTATTGCTGGTGAGGACCTGTCTTCATCACAGTTCAAATTCGTAACTTTGGAATCAGACGGTAAAGTTGACCTAGCAGACGCTGCTGGTGAAAACGCAATCGGTGTGCTGATTAATGACCCAGCAGCAGACGAAGCTGCTACAGTCGTAATGTCAGGTAAAGTTATGGTAACGTCAGGTGGTACTATTGCTGCTGGCGCACAAATTCAAACAGATGCATCTGGTGACGCACTAACTGCTGCGGCAGGTGATGTAGTTCTAGGTTACGCTTTGGAATCAGCGGTTGATGGTCAAGTATTTGCCATTGAGTTGATCCAAGGTGGTAACGTAGTACCAGCGTAACCAGCGATAGGAAGGATATAACAAATGCCATTGCTAACACCAAATTCGGTACATATTGATCAGCCGTTGACAAACCTGACCATTGCTTATGTACAAGACCAAACAAACTTTGTCGCTGACAAGGTTTTCCCAACAGTAGGCGTTCAGAAACAATCTGACAAATACTACATCTATGACCGTGATAACATGAACCGTTCAGGTGATGTTAAGGCTCTTGCACCACGCACAGAAGTCAACCGTATCGGTATGTCAATCTCAAACGCATCATACTATGCAGACGTATATGGCCTAGGTATGGACTTCGATCAGCAAACTCTTGCTAACGAAGATGCAGCACTAGACATTCGTTCAGCGGGTGCAGCTACATTGACTAACCGTCTGTTGATCCACCGTGAAGAACAATTTGCTTCAACATTCTTTGCAGCAGATGTTTGGGGTACAACATCTACACCATCAAACTTGTGGTCAGATTATACAAACGGTACACCAATCGCAGACGTAACAGCCGCTCGTCGTACCATGCAGCTAAAATCTGGTGGCTTCAAGCCAAACACAATGGTTGTCGGTAAAGAGGTGCGTGACATCTTGATCAATCACCCAGACATCCTAGCACGTTTGAATGGTGGTGCAACTGTAACAAACACTGCATTGATCACTAACGCTAAGTTGGCTGAGATTTTTGAGGTAGAGAACTTCTACGTCATGGAAGCAGTCAAGAACTCATCAGTTGAAGGTGTCGCAGAAAGCAACGCATTCATCGGTGGTAAACATGCTCTACTAGCACACGTTGCTCCAAATGCAGGTCTAATGACACCAATGGCTGGTGCGACATTCGCATGGAACACACTAGACGGTGTGAACAACTTGGGCGTAACAGTTGAGTCATTCTCTGACGATGCTCTAAAGCGTCAACAAGTTGCAGAACACATCCAAGTTAAAATGTCCTATGATATGAAAATCACAGGCGCAGACTTGGGTTACTTCTTTGAAGCAGTTGTAGCGTAAGCTATTTACTCTGGGGGGCTGTAATGGCCCCCTTATTCTACTAATGATAGGTGTAACATGATCCGACAAGAACAAATGCCTTTCCAGTTTGACCGACCCTTATTCGTGCGTGTACCTTTTGATGCAGCAGGACGTTCATGGGAGTCAGGACAAGAGTTTAAATGGAAAGAGATGTCCATGCCAGAAACCAATGTGATGACCCTCTATAATCAGAGGATGTTACATCACAATGCTGAACTAGAAAAAGAAGTTAAGGCTGGTGATGGACTAGAAGAATTAAATATAGATGGGCTACACGAAGTCGTTAAGAGTATCAATGCCAAGGTTAAGGTTAAGACACCTAACGCTAATATGTACGAGAAACATAAGTGTAAGACATCTAAGATACTAGATAAACAGCGTGGGCTTATTCGTAGCTGGCGTAGAAACCACGGGCATTATGAGGTAGATTGATGGCTTGGAGTTATGAGGAAACCGATCTAAGGACAACAACGGCCTCTGGTCGTCTGAATACTGTCCGACTGTTACTTGGTGATACAGACAGTAACGACCAACAGGTGCAGAACGAAGAGATCGCTTTTGCTCTGGCTCAAAATAATAATAACGTATATTACGCTGGGGCTTGGTGTGCAAGAATAGTTGCTGCCAAGTACTCACGTAAGGTAACGACATCAATAGACAATGCTATAAGTGCTGATTACAGTGACTTAGCAAAGCAGTATAACAAGTTAGCAGAAAGCCTAGAGTATCAGGGTAAGAAGTCTGGTGCTGTTGTTGGTATTAAGGCTGGCGGTATTACCAAGTCAGGTGTAGACGCTATACGTGCCAACACTAACCGCATTACTCCCTCATTCCGTAGGGATCGCTTTCGTAATCCACCAAGCTATAGTGGAGAAGATTACGGCTCAGACTACGACTAGGAGGTCTAGATGTCTTTTCGATCCTTTGATCCCTATGACATGATAAGGGACTTCGGCAAAGAAGTTACACTGCACAAACAGACCACGGATGGGACATACGATCCAGCCACAGGTACTTTGTCGGGTGGGGCGACTACAGATTATACAGCCTTTGCTTACTTCTATAACTTTGAGGTAGGCATTCAGGGCGAGACTGATCTTAGGCGTGGTACCAGACGTTGTGTAATTTCTGCGTTGGGTCTTGCAGTTGCTCCTGATGATGGTGATACTATCTCAGGGTTTGGTGACACAGTACACATCGTAAGGGTTACCACTCACTACAGCAACGGTCTAGCAGTCATGTATACCTGTGAGGTTGCAGAGTAATGAAGATTACGATAAACAGGTCTTTCTACAATAAGAAAGAACAACTCAAAGAGTTTCCTGCTGAAACACTTGAGGCTGTCGCTAGAAACATGTCTGTAGATGCACCTTTCCTAAGTCAGTACTTTGTGGACACAGGTGCCTTTATAACCTCTTGGCAGATTACTGATGGTCGTAGAGGTCGTCCCCGTGGACGCTCTTCTCACGGTAAACCTAGACGTAAAGGTGATCAAACATTTGCTAAAGCAATGGCAGCAGAGTCTACTAGACAGATGCAGTCGGACATAGCTAAGATAGATTTTCGTAACACGACAAGATTAGTTTTACGTAATGGCGCACCTCATGCTAGATACGTCGATGCTAAACACTCTAAGGTTATGGATCAGTTGAGGAACAAATATGGCAGATATTCATAAAGACATTAGGGCTGCTTTGGAAAGTCAACTGTCCTCTATAACAGACGTACCTTCTATTGCGTATGAGAACGTACCTTTTAATCCGACAACAGGGCAAAACTACTTAGAGGTTTCGTATATCCCTATTACTCGTCGCCCAACTGTACGGGGCTTAAATCCACAGCAGAGATACGATGGTATCTTTACTATTAACTGCTATGTCCCAGAGGGTGCTGGCCCTGCGGCGGCAGACACTTTAGCTAAAAATGTCATGGAAGCATTTGAGGCCACAACTAAACTTACCCATAACAGTAAAACTGTAAACATTGATTATGCAGAAAGAACACAGGGAATAGTCGATAGTCCTTTCTACTTCGTTCCTGTTTCCATTGGATGGTATGCATACAACTAACTAGGAGATAACTCATGGCCTTTGCACAGGGTTCACGTTCCAGTCTGTCGTACATTGTAGAAAGCACTTTTGGTACGACACCTACTGGTAACTTCACTAACTTACCTTTTTCTACTCACTCACTAAACCTATCTAAAGATCGTGTTGCTGGTAACGACATTCAGGCAGACCGTATGCCACGTGTTGATCGTCACGGTAACCGTCAGGTTGGTGGTGACATTTCTGTCGATATGCGTGATGCAGACTATGACGATTGGCTAGAAGCTGCCATGCTAAACACATGGTCAACTAACGTACTTAAAGTTGGTACAACACCTAAGTTCTTCTCTATCGAAGACTATGCTGCTGACATCGACCAAGCCCGTTTGTTCACTGGTTGTACAGTAAACACAATGGGTGTTTCACTAGCACCTAACCAAATGGTAACAACAACCTTTGGTGTCGTCGGTAAAGACATGACAATTAGTTCTACTGATATTGCTGAGTCACGTACTATAGATGCAGCCTCTGGTGCAGCACCTTTTGATGCTTACTCTGGTGACCTAAAGATTGCTGACAGTGGTTCAACTCTAGCATCATCGGCTATTGTTACTGGACTAGACTTCACAGTCACTAACGGTTATGCACCTACATTCGTTATCGGTGATGACTCAGCACCAAGCCTAGAGTTTGGTCGTGCAGAAGTAGAAGGTACACTATCAGCGTACTTTCAAGATGCAGCACTAGTAAATCGTTTCATCAACGAAACAGAGACAGCACTTGAAGTTTCTGTAGGTGATGGCACAAACACAATGACATTCCTATTCCCACGTGTGAAAGTAAACTCTGCTGATGTGGGTGTAGATGGTCCTACAAGTCGTGTAGTATCTATGTCCTTCGTTGCTCTATATGACACAACAGAAGCGACAAACTTATCTATTACACGATCTGCGTAATCCCTAGCTAGGGTCGGGGGGTGTTGGTGTCGGGTCTGGCATCCCCCACTATAATTACCCGACAAATCCCGAAGGAGACTCGACATGGATTTAAAAGACTTAAAACCTAAAAGTGATACAGTAGAAGTAGAAATTGTACATCCAAACACTTTAGAACCACTAAAGAACGAAGATGAATCTACTATGACTATTACTATGTATGCCCCACACTCTAAGGAGTACAAGGCTGTAGTACATGAGCAAACCAACAAACGCTTGAAGCAAACCCAGAAGAACAAGCGTCTGGAACTAACTGCCGAAGACTTAGAACGTACTGGACTAGAGTTGTTAGCTAAAGCTACTAAGACTTGGAACATTACGTTTGGCGGTAAGCAGCCTAAGTTTTCTGTTGATGCAGCTATGGACATTTACGACGAGGTTTTCTGGATACGTGATCAAATCGAAGAAGCTATCAATGACAGCTTAGATTTTACGAAACCGTAGTACAACAACTTTGCGATTGGGCAGAGCATACCTTTAAGCTAGATAAGCCTACAGGTAAAGGTGCTACGGAAAGAGAACACCTAGAACAAGTACAAAAGCAGACTGGTAGGAATGTATCTGGTTTAGAAACAGATGTTGAGTTCCCTAATGTGTTAATGCACGTATGGTCTGCTTTTGTAAGCCTAAGTAATTCACGATCTGCTGGTTTTAGTGGCCCAAACCCTTTGACCTACACTGAAATAAAAACGTGGATGGAACTTACAGACACACCCCTCAAGTCTTGGGAAGTAGAAGCAATAAAGCGGCTAGATGCTGTTTACATAGGAGTTGCACATGGATGACATCCAGTTAGTGATGAAGGTTGATACAGCACCTGTTGATCGTGCTGTCAGAGTCATGGACAACTTAGAAGCTGAGTTGCGTGATGTCGAACGTGCTATGGACAAGAACCTTATCACGGAAAAGCAGTACAATGCTGAAACCCAAAGACTCACGCAGTCTATGGCTCGTCTTAAAACAGTTGCAAAAGGTTCTTCTAAAGACTTTCGTGCCTTTGAGAAAACTGTATATGGTTCTGGTAAAGCAATGCGACAAAAAGAGATCGCAATGCAACAGGCTGGTTATCAGCTACAAGATTTTATCGTACAGGTGCAAGCAGGTACTAACCCACTAATTGCGTTCTCACAACAGGGTTCACAGTTAGCGGGTTTCTTTGCTGGACCTTGGGGTGCTGCTATTGGTCTTGGTATTGCTGCGCTTGGTGGACTTGGCACTGCCATCTTAGGTGCTGGCGGTAAAATGCAATCTCTTCAAGATCAAGTAGAGGCGTTTGCTGAATTAACCGATAGCTGGCATGGATCAGCTAAGACCGCATCAACACAAACAGAGGTTTTAGCAAGAGCTTTTGGTAACTTAGCAGAAAACATTAAACTTTCTCTAGACAAACTAGCAGATTTTGAAGCTAAATTGCAAGAGCAAGCCTTTCAAGATGTTGCGGCTTCTATGCGTGATAAATATGTTACTGGTGGTGGTGGGGAAAGACGTACTGCTTTAGCTGACTTGTTTGGACTAGGTTTAAATTTTAAAGGTGGTACTGAAATTAAGGGTACAGGAACTTTTGGTTTTGGTCGTGAAGAAGTCGCAGGTAATCAGCTTGGGGAACTAGTGTCTGGTTTTGGTGCTGTGTCTGAAACTACTGACCCAGAAGAAAGGCTTGGTATTTTAACGAATATGGTAAACGCTGCCATAGACCTTGCTAACGCTAATGGTGAAATTAGTAAGCAAGAGCAAGAGTTAATTAACACCTTAACAAAGCAGAAAGAAACTTACGAATCTATTGTATCTACTAAGAAGCTGGGACTTAATGTAAACCCACAAGACCAAGAGGACGAGTATCAGGATAGGCTCCACAGAACTAAAGTTATCATGGTGCAGATAGAAAAGGAACGTCAAGAAGCTGCAAAAAGAGAAATTCAAGATGCGGCAACCATTAGGGCTGCTATGCAATCTGCTGCTATAAAACGAAGAGACTCAGAGAAAGCTGCGGAAGAACAACTAGCTAACGACAGGCTGCAAATATCTTCTGCCTTACAAGCGTCCTATTTAAAGTCCACTGCTGAAAGAGAACAAGCTGAGTACGAAGCATATCAGCGTGGTATAGATCACAGATATAAAGGTGAAGCCGCACTATTTGATCAAGCTGTGGAAATATCTGACAAACTCTTAGAGAAAATTGAAGAGGACGCAGAGAAAGCTGCAAGAGCCTACGAAAATGCTTTTAATGCCTCGTCTTTCCTGTTTGCTAACAGGTTTGCAGATGAAACAGCTTTAATGAATATGCCTGTCACTATAGACCCTGACAATAAGCCTGATAGTAAGAAAAAAGGTAAAACCCCAGCACAAAAACTTGACGAGTACATGAAGGGTCTTGAAAGAACCGTTAAGTTAGAGCAAAAGCAAGTCGGTGTATCTGAGGAAGTCGCCAGAACACTGGAACTACGTGAAGAATATGAGAAGCGTGGACTAAAGGTAAATAACTCTAGAATAGATGCTTTGGTAAAAGAAGAAGAGGCTCTTCGTAAGGCGACAGAACTACAAGAGAAGCATACAGCCAGAGTTGACATGATAGGTGATGCCTTTGGTGATATGCTGATGGGTATTGTAGATGGTACAATGAAAGCTGACGAAGCCTTCAAGAACTTTATGTACAACATCATCAAACAGCTTTACCAAGAGTTGGCTATTGACCCAGCAGTGTCGTTCCTCAAGTCATTCCTACTAGCAGACGGTGGTGTTATGTCACGTGGCAAACTTACGCCATTCGCTTACGGGGGTGTCGTAAATGGTCCTACTGTATTCCCAATGGCTAACGGCATGGGACTTATGGGTGAATCTGGACCAGAGGCTATCATGCCACTCAAGCGTGGACCTAACGGTAAACTAGGTGTCGAAGGTGGCGGTGGAGTTACTGTCGTACAGAACATCAACGTATCTACTGGTGTACAACAAACTGTACGTACTGAGATCAAGTCCTTAATGCCACAGATTGCAGAGGCATCTAAAGCAGCCGTTGCTGATGCTAAACGTCGAGGCGGTTCGTATGGAAGGAACTTTGCATAATGGCTATTACTTATCCACTAAACTTACCGACACATACAGGTATAGCCTCTATTGAGTTACATGCAATCAATGCAGTAGCATACAGTCAGTCCCCATTTACATTTGAAGGGCAAGTACATGCTCATGCTGGTGAGATGTGGACTGCTGATGTATCTTTACCACCTATGAAACGTGCTGATGCAGAGCAATGGATAGCCTTTCTAATGAGCCTAAGAGGTCAATATGGTACCTTTAGACTTAGCGATCCAACAGCGGCTGAACCAAGGGGTACAGCGACAGGTATGACAATTACTGGGGGTACTGGTGATCGTACTATTAACGCTACTGTAACTAGTGGTAGAACTCTAAAAGCTGGTGATTACTTTGGAATAGTATCAGGTGGTAAATACCGACTACACAAAATTTTAGTAGACTACGTTGGGACAAGCAGTCCAGCAAGTATGGAAATATGGCCAGCACTTAGAGATTCATATACTAACTTAAATGTGGACCTATCTGCACCACAAGGTCAGTTTCGTCTAGCTAGTAGTGACACCAACTGGTCTGTCAACGATGCCAGTTTCTATGGTATAACATTTGGAGCAATAGAAGCAATATGAGCCGTACTTTACCGACAGGTATGGTTGCTAAACTCACTGAGGGTGAAGTTGAGTTATTCCATGCCTTAGAACTACAATTTTCTACTCCCGTATATCTATGGACGGGTATTGGCAGTAAGTCCCTTACACCTGAGAATGGATCGACAAATACTTATATTGGTGTCGGTAACCTTCTACAGATAGGTGAACCCTCAGAGGCTCTTGATCTATCAGCACAAGGTCTTAGTTTGTCGTTAAACGGACTTAACAGTAGTATACTGTCTGCTGCCCTATCTGAGAACTACCAAGGCCGTGCAGCTAAGTTATACCTAGGTATTGTAGGTGTGGCTAACATGGCAGAAGTATTCTCAGGTTACATGGATGTTATGACCATTAATGAATCAGCAGATACTGTTGACGTTTCACTTAATGTGGAAAGCAGACTAATTGACCTAGAACGACCAAGGGTTGCCAGATACACTAAAGCAAGTCATCAGAGTATCAGCGGTAACTCAGGTGATAAGTTCTTTGACTTCTTAACAGACATTCAAGATAAACGAGTAGAATGGAAGTAAATGTTACCCGACTGGAAACACAACCTGACAACTTGGATAGACCAGAATAGATACAATAGGTTCTCTTGGGGTGTACATGATTGTTTTGTATTCACCAATGTAGCTTGGCGTAAGATGACTGGTAAGGGATATGCTGACGAGTGGTACGACAGGTACTACAACGAAAGATATAGACCCCTGTCCAGAGAAGAGATGCAACAAGAGTTTGGATACAACGAACTACATGAAGCATTAGACGAAAAGCTAAATAGGGTGCCTACATCACAAGTAGCTTATGGTAATTTAGTCGGTACATGTAAGTGGTCGAAAAACAACACTACAAGAGTTGCCCTTGGTATATGCCTAGGTGATAGTTCCGTTTTCGTCGGGACTAGAGAATTACAATTTATACCAACAGACGAAATACAGTTTGCATGGGGTGAAAAATGAAAGATGAATTTGGCGCATGGGCAAGAGGGACTACGTTTTTAAGTCCTAACTATCAGTTACGTAGGATGCCAGGGGTTATTGAGTCTGCTATAATTGGAGCTTTTGGTCAGGGTACATTACTGACAACTTTAGCAACTGGAACGACGATATACGTCAGTACAGTCGCAGCTTATGCTATCTACACTGCTGGTACTATGTGGGCCTTGAAGCAGTTAGCACCTAAAGCACCTACACCTACTAGCCCAGACCTAAGCAACCGACTACAGCCAGACTCACCAAAGCAGGTGATCTATGGTCGTACCCGTGTTGGTGGTGCTGTTACTTACATCGAAAGTGTTGATGATAGCAGTACTTTGATGCAAATCATCTGTATTGCGGGTCACCCTGTCGAAGAGATTGAAGACATTTATGTCAACGACACACGTGTTGATAAAGCTAATGTGGGAAGTGGGTCTGTTTATGGGGGGTTCATTGACCATCCAGACTGGAAAGATGGCACATCATCAAAGGTTGCTGTATTTAAAGGTAATGGATCAAACAATACCACTGCATTAAACCAATTATTTTATAGCAAGACAGACAACTCAACAGATGTAAACTCAACTGACTTTACTGGCAACGGTTTATCGTTTTTACAAACTCTTTTTTACTACAATAAGGACGTATTTACCAACGGTATCCCTACAATCAACGCTATCGTAAAAGGACGTAAGATATATGACCCTCGTAAAGATAGCACATCTGACGCTTATGATGCAAGTCTTGGAGTATCCACACACAGAAAGACTACTGAGTCCACTTGGGAATATAGCAATAACCCTGCGTTATGTATTCTAGACTACCTAACTCAAGAGCATGGACTTAATATTGGCTATGATGAAATTGATGATGTAGAATGGGCTGACGAAGCTGACATCTGTGAAGAACAAGTTACAGAATACTCAGAGGGCGAGGCTGTCTGGTTGAATGATCGCTATAATCTAAATGGCGTATTTACACGGGACATGGCACCTCAAGAGATTCTACCTGCCATGCTTTCGTCTTGTGCAGGTTCTTTATTCTATGCTCAAGGTAAGTGGGTTCTACGTGTAGGTGAGTATCGTACACCTATCAGCCCTGTGTTTGACGAGGGTGACCTACGTGGCCCTATGTCTATAGATACTAAGACTTCTCGTCGTGATCTATATAACTCTGTTACAGGTAAGGTATCCGCTGAGTTTGACTTTACTGATCCAAGCACGTCCTCAGAGATAGACTTCATACCTACCGACTACCCAATGGTAACATCTTCTGCCTTAGAAGCAGAGGATGGTGGAGTAAGAAATACACTAGAACTCCCATTACCATTTACCACTGACTTACTTCAAGCCCAACGTATAGCTAAACAAACCCTATTTAGAACTAGGGAACAAATTGTTGTTAATGCTAGGTTTGGTCTTAAAGCATTCCAAGCTAGGGTTGGCGACAATATTAAGCTAACTAACTCACGTATGGGTTGGAATGAGAAAGTCTTTGAGGTTGTATCGTGGAAGTTTGCTTATGGTGATGGTGCTGCCCTAGAGGTTGACCTGACACTAAAAGAGAACTCAGAAGCTGCATACGACTGGAATGCAGAAGCTAGTGTCTTCTCAACTAACAATACAACATTACCTAAATATGACTATGCACCTCAACCTACTTTTGATGGTACACCTACTACAGAGGTTATCATTCAAGAGGATGGCACTGCTGTCGCTAGTGCAGAGGTAGCTTGGACTGTAACTGACGATGCTTATGCAAACGACTATGTATTAGAGTGGAAGAGAACTTCAGAAACTGACTACCAGTCTATAGTTACAACTAATTTATACTACCGTATTCCCTCTGTACAGATCGGAGATGACTACGACCTACGTATATCTTCACGTAACAGGTTGGGTATTCTATCGGATCCATCTACAACTACTGTTACTATTACAGGGGATGTAACTGCACCTTCTGCACCCACACTTGTGAGTGTTACTGGTGGATTTCAAATGATCATTATTGACTGGGATAACCCTACCGATAATGACTTTTCTAAAGTTGAAGTATACGTAAATACAACTAACACCTCTACTGGTGCGACAAAGATAGGCGAAACTTCTGGTTCCTTCTTTACTCACAGTGGTCTTGGTAGTGCAGTTACACGTTATTATTTCCTCAAGGCTTTAGACTACACAGGAAACTCCAGTGCATTTACTGGTACAACTGGCAACTCTGCAACTACACAAGATGCATTAGCAGATGGTACATCTATTGTTCCTGTGTATGCAGACGATGCAAGCGGCACTAACAAAAGTTATACCGCTGGTTCTCGTACTTTTGTACTCTACTATGAGTACACTGGCACTAAACCTGCTATTAGCACAGTTACTGGTACTTGGGTTGAGTTTGTTGGCCCAGAGGGGCCAAGAGGACCAGAGGGGCCAAGAGGACCAGAGGGGCCAGAAGGAGACACTGGATCAAGAAATGCTGTAGTAAGATACTACCAAGAGGCACCGTCGACACCTGCTAAACCAACTGCTAGTTCTTCAACATATACTTGGTCTACAGGTCAAGCGACAGCTACTGTAGGAAGTTGGTCAACTACCGCACCAACTGTCGATGCCGCTGGTTCTAATGATTATTACTATAGTGATATTACATATGTAGATAGCACAGGTGAAGCGAGTACGACTACAGGTTCTAGTTCAACTAATGCTGTACGTTTGTTTAACTTTAACGGTTTGGTTACTTTTACTAACGAAACTGGTACAACAGACCTAAATACAGCTTTGGCAGATAGTAGTACCATCATTGATGGTGGCAATATTACTACTAACACTATTACAGCTAATAGTATTATTGTTGATGACCTTACTATTGGTAAATCTGGTAATAACCTTACCATTAAAGATGCTGGTGTTGATACTACCCAAATTGCGGCATCTGCAATTTCAACGGTTGCGACATCTTACACTGCATCGGCGTCGGTGCCTTACTCAAGCAACACCTTTGGATCGTCAATCGCAAGCACCAGCTTGTCAGGCGCAGAGAGCGGAGACAAGTTTTTGGGAATAGTCACCGTCGGATGGTATACGAATATCTCTAGTAATGTGGATTATATCAATCAGTCAGCGTTTTTGAACTCTGGTGGTTTCTCGCAACTTTTTCATCCTCGGCTAGAGACAGCTACAGGGTTTGCTGGCGGGAGCACAATGGTGGGCCTATTCGAAGCAACTTCGAGCGGCACAGTGACGTTCACTTTTAATCCAGCACAAAGTGTCTCATCATCTGAAACCGCCACAGCTAATTCGATTAGGATGACTTTGATAAGGCTCAAACGATGATCAACTACATTATACACGACTCAAATGGGGACATCATTTCTTGCGGCTCAATGCCAGAGGAGATTGATCAAAGAATTAACACCGATCATACACAGGTATTAACTGACTTTCCCGATGATATTGAAAACTATCGTTTTGACATACCATCAAGCACCATAGTTCCTTTAAGTCAGAGTGTTATTGATGCAAGAAAAACGGAAGAAGCGTGGTTTTTACTTCGTTCAGTTAGGGCGGGGAGGTTGTCATCAACCGATTGGACACAATCACCAGACAGCCCATTGACTGACGCTAAGAAACAAGAGTGGGCCACGTATCGTCAATCTTTACGTGACCTACCTTCCAACACAACAGACCCTGCCAACCCAACTTGGCCTACTAAACCATCATAAGAGGATATTATGGGATACCAATTAGGAACACGTAGTAAACAAAAACTTTCGGGTGTTCATCCCGATATGGTAGCAGTAGTATCACGGGCGATTGAGTTGTCTGAACAAGACTTCTCTGTGCTTGAAGGTATACGACACATCAATCGTCAACGAGAACTAGTTAAGGCAGGTAAGTCAACCACTATGAACTCACGACATCTGACAGGACATGCAGTAGACTTAGTGCCTTATCCTGTGTCGTGGGACTGGGAATACTTTTACCCTATCGTAGACGCTATGAAAGCAGCAGCAGAAGAGTTAGACATAGAGATCACGTGTGGTGCAGACTGGAAGAATTTCCCTGATGGTCCACACTTTGAATTGTCTTGGAACTCGTATCCAGTAGAATAGGTCAGTTATGATTGAAATGGTTGACCTTATCATGCAGTGGCTTGTTGCACCTGTTATAATCGTTGTATGGCATTTGTTTACCCGATGTACTAAACACGATACAGAAATAGCCGTACTTAAATCACAACTAGAGTCATCTAAAGTTTCCTATGACAGGGAAATGAAAGAGATGAAAGAAACCATTAAAGCAATATTCCTTAAACTCGACAGTATAGAGCAATCACTGCGAGATAGGTAAAATGGATAATAAAGCATTAGTCGGTGTTCTTTTTGCAGCACTTATAGGTTTGTTAGGTTGGAACATAAAGACAACACATGAACTAACCTTACAGGTACAGAAACTTGAGATCATTCTCCTAAATGACGCATTTGCAAAGTAGGAGAATACAATGGACCCAGTTACGATTATCAGTGGTGCTACAGTCGCCTTTAATGCCTTAAAGAAGGGTTTTGCTGTAGGCAAAGACTTACAAGAAATGGGGGGTCAACTAAATCAGTGGGCCTCTGCTATGTCAGATTTAGGTCAGGCAGAAAAGAAAGTCAACAACCCGCCTTGGTGGAAGTCACTTGGTAGTGATGTAGAACAAGAGGCTATGGCTGTTTGGAATGCAAAGCGTAAGGCAGAAGCCATGCGTGAAGAATTACGCAGTTATATAAGTTTTGTTTATGGGCCATCAGCATGGGATGAATTAGTGGCTACAGAAGCAAAAATACGTAAACAAAAAAGAGAGCATGAATACCGTAAAGCTGAACTACAAGAGGCCATAATAACTTGGTCACTTACTGGCCTAATCTTGCTTATATTCTTTGTTGGCTTAGGTTTTCTAGTTTACACAATGAGATGATTAAAAAAGTCGGCAACAAGTATATAGTATACGGGAAGGGTGGTAAGATCGTTATCATCACTAGTAGCCGACGAATAGCGGAGAAATATGATGGTAGTTGACTTTGATGTTGATGGTGACGGTAAAGTCACACTAGAAGAAATAGCTATGAAAGAGCGTATGCTTGAAGTAGAGTTACGTGAAGAAAAAGCTGAGTCACAGAAGTTTATGGCTTGGGTAGCTATGGGTATGATGATTATCTTTACGATATTTCTATTCACACCTATCATGTCAGACTCACGTGTATCTGCTTTAGCTGATCTACTAGGTTTATTCTACATTGCACAGACTGGTGTTGTTGCAGCTTACATGGGTGCTACAGCTTATATGGCTGGTAAACCTATGGGTAATAAGGTGGCTATGAGCAAATGAGATGGATAATCCTAACACTACTATTATCTAGTTGTGGATTAACTAGTCTAATTCCCACTGGTGGGACTAACGTAGCTGCTAACACACAGGTAGGACAAGAGAACTACCAAGGTGTCACGACAAACGTCGATAGGTCAGTTAAGCCTGTCCTAAGACCAGAAGGTCCCGTAGAGAACGTACAACAGGACAACAGTGTGACAAACATATCTGAACTAGACCCCCTACTATTAATACTCTTAGTACTTGGCTGGCTTGCTCCTAGCCCCTCAGAGATAGGTAGGGGAATACTTAAACTGTTCCGACGAAGAAGAATAGAATACTAACCCCCAGATACTAAAGAACCCCCTAGGTTAATTCCTAGGGGGCTTTTTTGTGTCTACTCTTCTGATAGACCTAGTTTGTTCATGCACATAGCTGTACCTTCATACAGCATTTCTATGTCGGCCTCTGCTTTTGTAATCTTACGTAGGCAATATGCATTTGCCAGTAGACTAATCAGCAGGATACCTTCTATTACGGTCATTTACGCTCCTGTTGTTGTATTAGTGCTTCTAGGTACCATCGGGCTTTCTTCAAGTCCTCGACACCATTTTTGTATCGCCATCGGTGTAGATACTTAGCTACATTTCCACGGTAGTATCCTGTTAGTTCCTCGTCTGTCAGGAAGTCTTTGATGTACTCAATACACTCAATAGAACCTGTACCATAGTGTGCAGGGTTGTTTACATTGTCACGTTCTTTGGATCGTTGTCGTTCCTCTTTTGTCATTGGGGTTATCATCGGGGCTTCACTCCAATCTTGTTCCATAAGTTCTTTCCAGTACCTTTTTTGAGTTGTCATAGACGTTCCTTCATAAACACCTTAACCCATTGGGCGCAGATGTCTGACCTGATGATGTCATCCACACCAAACTCAATGATTGGCACAGGCAACATATGCTTCTTTGCTAGATGGATCACCTTCGACAACCCGTCTGTCTCTTTCAAGTCAGATTGTTGCGAATCACCATTAAGCACAATAGTAGTACCTTCTCCAACCCTAGTCAACAACATTTTTAGTTCGTGTGTTGTTATATTCTGTGACTCGTCTACAATTATGAAGGCATTATCGAAGCTACGCCCACGCATAAGTGCAAGAGGTGCCATCTCAATGTTGCCATTCTTGATACCAGTTTCGACTGTACCCTTTCCAAGATGCTTCTCCAATACGTCTAGTACAGGTAATGCCCAAGGTTTAGTCTTTTCCTCTAGGTCACCCTTGAGAAACCCTAATTCCTTACCTACGGCAACGTGAGGTCTTGTGATAACGATCTTATCAATTTCTTTCGTCGTGTAGAGGTCGGCAGCATAAGTCGCCGTAACATACGTTTTCCCAGTCCCCGCAGGACCAAGGATAAAGACTTGTTGATATTCCCGAAGAGCATCTAATAGTTCCTTTTGTTTATCAGTCCTAGGTAACAACCCAGAAGTCTTTTTCTGGGCTGCACCTTTGTAATTAGTTTTTCGTCGGGTCTTTCTAGGTTTGACAGGAAACTCTGTCACGTTGTCATCATCCATTCAGTTCTACCAGTTCTGCTGATGTATAGGGTATATGAAAGAATTGTTCCCCTTTACGTATGTACCTACCTTTGGCTGTACCTAGGCTTTCCTTAGTCAGTAATGTGTCCTTGATACGCCATGCCTGTCGTAGGTCTTTACGGAAGACGTAGAAGTTAAGAACACCATTCTCTGACCCATGTTTGTCTAGGAGCCTCTGTTTGCGTTCAGGAATGCGTATTTCTGACCAGTGGGTAGGCCAGTCCCCATCCCAAGCTACCTTAACCTCTGCCTCGTTGAAATAAGTGTAGCCACCCTTCTGTGACACGACATCAACGTAATAGTTCTCTTCTGTGTTTACAATAGTGTGTCCCTTCTTCTTTAGTAGGGATACTAGTGCAGCTTTAGCAGGTTCGTCGTATGCCTCATACAAGGCCCTACTAAAACTCTTTCTTACCTTTGTCATCTAGCCACTCTTTCAGTTCTGTATAGCCACCTATGTGGTTGCCTTTCGGGTTAAAGATTTGAGGAACAGTTGTTATGCTAGACCTCTTGAGTAAGTACAACAACCACTTACTACTACCTGATTGTATGTTGTATTCTGTATAAGGTAAACCACTAGCCTTTAGTAGGGCTTTAGCTTGATCGCAGAAATTGCATTGGTCACGTGTGATTACCACCCACATGTTGTCTCCATTTAAGTTCATGCAAGAGCATGTTTTGTTCATACTCCGACATTATCATCCAGTCTCTTATTTCCTCTGTAGACCTCTTGCACCCTATGCAAAAGCCATCGTCATCTAGACGACAAACCTTTACACAGGGCGAAGGTACTTGACCTACGTTAGGTCTACGATTTCGCATGAGTCACCAGAACATGCCATTGTCTGCATACCTGCTGTATTGTCCTCTTGCTCGTAGTCAGACAGTTTAGACCAGTCGATAGTTTCAGGCATCTGTGCTAACACATCCTCGTAGCTTGGCGTAATAACGTACTCTGCATCATCCTCGTACCTTAAACCAGTGACAGGCTTATCCTTAAAGGTTTCCTGATAAGGTGCTTGCTGATAGGTATGATCTGAGTGTGGCAAAAATGACACACCCGACATCTCGTCAAAATGCTCATACACAAATGCACCTACAGATACCCATTCATGGTCACGAACTGACACAGTAATGCTAGGTTTATGTTCACACCAGTGTCGTTGATACGTAAGCCATGTTTCTAGTTGCTCAATGGCTGTCATATCGTTACGTGTTACTGCACCTGCTGGGGCTTTCTGTGGGAAGCTAAACACTGTTGTTGCATCTGGCTTCATCACATCAGGCTCATTAGGTACACCCTGATCAATCAAGAATTTAGTAAGCGGGTCCTTATTGTCTCCACGCACTGTGCGGATGTAATAAGGGCTGTGACGAGCATGTATCCCACTAGCAGAATCAACAAGTTGGGAGACAGTGCCAGAAGGTTTGACACAAGTGATAGCAGCAGAAGTAGGGATACCAAGACGTTCAGCCCATTCAGCATTAGTAGAGATAGCGACATTTTTTAGATGCTCCAGTGTTTTGGCTAACCCAGCATTAGCACTGGTCATTAGCGGATTGTCCATGATGCCTGTTAGACTTACACCTAGCAGACGCTCTTCTTCCGTATTGTCTGTCCAATCCTTGGATAGGTACGGAAACTTTGTATAGGTAGCTTGGATTGTACCTAAGATAGTCGCATATTTTACCTTGCGTTCTATGTCTTCAATATTGTCTGTAGCACGTACTACGCACTCAGTAAGGTTGCAGAACTGCGCATTTTTGAGGATTATCTCGCTGCAAGGATTCGTCCCGAAGTCACTGTCTGGATTACGACGACCATTCTTTGCAGCTTGCTTCTGTGATGCCTGACGGTTAAAGATACCTCGTTCACCTGATTTACTTTCGATCAATGCTGTCCATTCACGCATGAATGTTTCTGCATCTGGCTTATCAGTATAAGCTACAGAGTTGTTAGCCAAGGCACGGTGTCCATAGTTTTCCCACCACTGTCCTGACTTAGCGTGACGCATCTTGTCGTCTGACAGGTTAGATAGGCTGATCATAGCACTACGGCGTACACCACCTACTACGACAATCTCGCCAATCTTACACATGATGTCGTGACACTCAATAGATGTCAGCTTACGGCCTGTAGCATTCAAGAACTTCTCGACAGTAAAGTTGAACAAGTCTACTAGAGGTGCTGGTCCTGATGCACGACCACCAAAGGTCTTTAGTCTTGCACCTGCTGGTCGTACTTTAGATACGTCCCACTTAGGAATTTCACCAGACCACAACAATGCTAGTAATTGTCGGTATGCTTTAGCCCAACCTTCTTTACTGTCCTTCACTACAATCGTTGTATCAGACTTGAATATCTTTTCTGGTACTTCTGGTAGTTTCTGGACATACTGTCGTTCAACACTGAACCCTACCCCCGTACCACACAACAGGATAAACATAGCCTCGTCAAAGCGTTTAGGCTTGTCTACAGCTACGTAAGAGCAGTTGTACATACAGGTATTATCACGGGCTGCTGCTGGTCCAGCGGTCATCATAGATCGCATAGAGGGCATAACCTCTAGTGACAAAATTGCATCACGTATATCTTTGATGTAACTGTCGTCACCTGCTAGTGGTTTAACAATATTGTCAACGTATCGGTCAACTGTCTCTGACCAAGTTTCACGTTTGTCTCCAGTCCAACGGGCATAACGTGATAGTGCAATAAAGTTTTGATAGGGGGTAGGGAGCATATTGTTCATTCTTGTTCTTTTCCTCGTCCACGCATTGTTTTGTCTTCACCTAGCCATACCAGACGATCAATGTCTGCACGACTAATTCCTATGTCATTTAGTTGTCGGTCAGTCATCTGATTAAGTTCTTTGATGACCTTACGATGTTCTCGCCATGTGGCTTGGTAGTTAATCCACCGCCACCACCATTTCATTAGTGTCTTCACCTTTTGTCTCCATTTCCACTGAGGACCCCACGTTCTTTGCGATCCTGTAACTTCTTTAGGTTTCCAACAGCAACATCCGACATGCTTACATTAAGATCACGGCAAATTGCAGAAATATACCAAAGGCAGTCTCCTATTTCATCTAGGATACCCTCTCTATCAAAAACACCGTCACGTAGTATTTTCTTAACTTTATTGGCTACCTCTCCTAGTTCACCTGTTAAGCCAATTAAGGGGTATATAACTTGGTGTTCACTCTTGTATATAGCTGTCTTTGCTGCTGCGTTCTGATATACGTTCATCTCCATTTCTGTCTGACTAAAGTATTCAAATGCTTCTATGTCTTCTCTACTGATCATTCTATCAACCTTCCATAAAACTCTGTTGGACCCCTGTGGTGTCGATTAAACAGATACCACGCACAGTTATCTTTACCTGTGTGTTTAGAACCTTCGATCCACTTAACTCTACCTACACTTACGATCTTAGAACAATATGTCATAAGAACCGATGATTGCTTTGTGTGCATCCAGTCAGCATCAAATAATAGCCAAGTAGGCATGATGCCAATCCAAGTGTCTATGAAGTTATGTAGGAAGTTTCGTTCCCACGGTGGGTTAGTAATGCAATAGTCAATATCAAGTACATCATGTGGTTGTACATCCAGTGCATCCCACTGCATTACATCTTTTCTCTGTGGCTCTATATCGGAAGCCCACTGACAGTTACCTGCATAGTCAGTCAACTGTTCGATATGATCGACAAGCCTACCATCACCTGCACAAGGCTCTACAAAACTAAAACTGTCTTGTGGTAGGTGATCTATAAGAGGCTTAACAGCTTCTTCTGGTGTAGGGTAGTAGTCCCTAGGTACCCTGACAAAATCGGATCTTTTTCCCATCAGTGTATCACTACCTCTTCTGCCATACCTAAATCTATAGAACTGTATTCTGCTAAAGCTATAGCCTCTTCCTCAGATAAGTTTCTGTCATTCATAGCACGACCAACCAATATGAACTTAGCCATATGTTTCAGTTTATCTATGTCGTCTTCTTGTTCTATTGTATCATACGCTTGTATGTAATCTGATAAACTCATAGCCATTCCTCTGGTATAGACTTATCTGCGTACAGGAACCCATGCTTGTCACACCACTGTGCATAAGTAGTCTTTGCACCCTTGTATAACTTTGCTCTAGAGTTCTGGAACACAAATCTGATGTCATGCTTTGGGTACTGTTTCTGAATTAGCAAATGCTTTTTTCTATCTGCCACTGTGAACCGCCCCTTAGTTTCGACTATGATACCATTGGGTAAGATGAAGTCTGGTGTATAGGTACGGTCTTCCTCGACACGATACTTGATTTTCTGTGTCTCATACTCATACTTAACACCAGCTTCCTCTAATTCCTTTGATACCCTCTCTTCTAGACCAGAACGATAGCCATGCTTTATCGCTTGTCTGGTGGTTGCCATATTTCCCCTTCGTATCGTCGTAGCCAGAGCAATCTAGCATTTTCCACTACACGATCTACATCGCCATCATAAGCCTTAACGACTGTATGCCACAAATCTTCCTCAGTGGTTGACCCTTTGAGTATCTTCTCAGCTTTCTTAGGGCCAACTTGAGGTAGACCGTGGATGTTGTCAGCACTGTCCCCTGTCAATATCTGGGTATAGAAGAACTTAATTCCCTCGTCGGGGGTAACCTTATTCATCGTACCTTTAACAGGATTGTAATGCCAGCATGGAACCTGTAGCATGTCCTTATCTACTGACACGATAGTACAGTCATGGTCGAGTTCTGTAGCATGTATCGCTAGACAATCGTCTGCTTCTTGTTCCACACTGACAACCGTTTGCCAATCTGACACCATATAGTCACGAATGAATGAAAGGTGTTTAGGCTTTTCTCTTTTGGACCTATTACCTTTGTAAACATGTGACTTGGCAATGTCGTGTCTAAACTGATGTCCACTGCATGTGATATAGATTTGGTAGTCGTCACTGTCCCAAGGCCAGCCACATACATACTCTATACTCATTTGCAGTATCTCGTCAGTCTTTACACGTGCAGCCCGTTCGCTTTCATCTTGAGTAGAAAAGGCAGCACGATAGGCGAATACATCACCGTCGATTAAAGCCTTTCCGTATCCCATCAGAAACTCGACCAAGCCATTTCGCCACCCTCTTTGTGCGCACCGATGGATTCCACGTAGGTGTACCCTGCTGCGAGGCAAGCATCGTGATATAGATGTAGGAGATCATATAAGCTATCTACCTCTTGTCGTTCGATGGTGACGGAGCCTGAAACCCCGTCCTCATCTTTGTCCATTACAAAACTAATTTCTACTTGCATTAACCTGCCGCCGCAAAAATCATGTCATCTTCTGATGGTTCACTTGTACGTTCAATCAGTTCAGTGACAGCAATACCGTTGAGGCGAAGACCGTTACCGTCAGCATAGGTTTCAAACTGCACCTTGGCCCGTGTACCGTTGCCTAGTTCACCATCTTCTGCGAAGTCCCACTTACTGACGTTTTCCTTACCTTGACGTAGGTCAACTACCTTAACAGGACCACCTAGGTTGACGTTCTCTTTGGTTACTGGGTCGATCCAGTCACGTACATCATCAGCTACGCCACGTTTGATCTTCATGTACTTACCAATACCGAAGTCAGCATTGCCCTCTTGAATACGAGCGTTACCCATGACTGTGGCCTTGAAGCCATCCATCATAAGTTTGTCAATCTGTTCTTGACTGGTGAAGTATGCATTTACGACATACTGACCACCCTTCATAGCAATCTGTTGTTGCCATTGTGGCCCATCCATGTTGCCCATGTCTGCGTTCTCAGGGAATACTTTTGCATATTCTAGAACCATGTCGAGTGTGTATCTTGCCATATTGTGTATCCTTTTCTAACACTGGTAACTATATATAGGACTTTTTTTCGTCCTTGTAAACTTTTTTGTCATTTTTTATCCTAGTGGATGTCTGCATATGTCCTACCGAACTGGGCATCTATACCTAATGTTACATTTAGTCGCAGTTCATTGTTGAGGTTGTCTATGCTCATATTCATAATGTTCTCTGTTTTGTCCTCATCTCCTTCTTCGGTTAAGACGATTACTTCGTCATGGAACTGGCCAATAGTCTGTAGTCCCATTTCTCTGATACCCTTTACCCAACTGTCAAAACAATAGACACCTGTAGATTGGTTCAAGGTACTAAACCGATCCTTATCAGATCGTAAAGAGTGCCAGAAACCAGACACAGGATTGTAAAGCCAATCAGAGCCAAGAACAGTTCGTACCCTTGCATCTTCACTCACTTTCTGCACAGACCAGTTGCGTGACCAGAATGCGTCTAGGAGCGTCTGTGCTTCGCTCTCAGACATACCTGTGTTTCTGGCTAGGGTCTGCTTACCTACGCCATAAGTCGCACTGTAGTTCACCACCTTGTAGTTCTTACGCAGTGCCTTGAGGCTACGTTCACCTGAGTTGTGTTTGTCGATGTCATCTTGTGTGACGACACCTGCGTGTTTGGCAAGGTCAAGGTGTGGGTCAAACCCATCCTTAGACATTTCCTCGACATAATCAGGGTCTAGTGGTTTCATGTAGTGACGCTTGGTCGTGTCCTCTAATGATGTCATATCGGCACCACACAGAGTGTAACCTTCTGGTGCTGTCAGGCATTCCCTTATTTCTTTTCCGTACTGTCGATCAACGCTTGGCAAGTTGACACATGGTCGGGCGTGACGAAAGCGGAAGGTGTTAGTAAGCCCTGCAACAGTAGCTTGCACGTATCCATCGTTCTCTGATTCAAGTAAGCCCTTGATGACCCCAATACGATGAGAAAGAACAGTGAGGCCATCAAGCAAACCAATAGCAGGTTCCCGTTCAACCAACTCACGTACCGAGGAACAGAGTTCTCCGTCTTTACGTATTTGTTCCAGTTTCCTTGTGGAGCCATCTGCTTCCCTCATAAACTTAAATGTACGTGGTTCCCACCCTAGCATGAACAACCACTCTTTTACCTGTGATACAGAACTAGGGTTAGCACGATCTTCACCAACCTTGACTTTCAGGCTCTGGGTACTCGTCGGGACCTTGTGGTCCTTGCAGAGTTGTTCCCACTTGGCACCGTTTGCAGACAAACTTCCGTCCTGTTTGTGGTACACCTTTGGTCGTGTCCGTACAGCGTAACTGACTACCTTCGGCATAACATTGGCAAGTGCCTCTGTCTTCTCTTGCTTGAGTGCTTCCCACTCTTGTAAGTGGGATTGTGCCTTGGGTACGTCTAATTTCCATCGTAGGGCCTCTTGCTCTGCTGCACACTGTAGCTTGAACGTCAGGTAGTCGATCAGTCGCCACTTGTCACTTTCGTTTTTATACAGTTGATCTAGTTTGTAGTTTAGTCGTTTGTACAATGCATAGTTGATAAGTACGTCCTCGTTACAGCGGTGTGCATATTCCTCTGGTGTGAGGTTTTCCCAGTCGTCAATTTGAGGCTTGGGTATGTTGAAGTCCTCACCATAAGACGCAAGACCGTGGCTTGGTCGCCAGAAGTCTAGATACCACGACAAGGCTAGAGTATCGACTAGCTTTGCCTTGATCTTGACCCCTAGCACTTTTTCCACTTGGGGGATGTCAAAGCGGATAATGTTGTGACCAATGAGTATATCTGCTTCCTCAAAGAAGATACGCATAGCTACATAGTCGTGGGTGTGATGCACATTTCCATCGTCCCCCATCCACGATAACACATGTATCTTTGTGGCGTTCAGACCATCTGTTTCTATGTCAAATACTGGCAAATCTAGTACCCTTTCCTTGTCGGTAATTAGCTATCTTCATGTAGTCTTTATACATCTGATCGCAATCCGATTTCATAACAGACTCAAAAGTATCACCGAAAAAGGCAATATTTCTATTACAAGACTTACATATAAAACCACGAAAATTACCAGTTTCATGGTCATGGTCCATCATTGTTTTAATGTCTTCCTGTCCACAACACTCGCAATAGGATGGCTTCAAGCTCTCAAAACCTTTGTTTAATTTTCTAACGTGTCTGTGTATTTCACCATGACAAGATTTACATCTATGATCGTGATTGTCCCTTTTATACCCATCCTCTCCTTCCCATACTTTTTTATAGAACTCAGATAAAGACTTCTCTTCTTCACATATTTTACAAACTTTAGTTTCCATTAGTACACCTCTCTTAGTGTGAATGTATCGTAGTTGAACTTGAGTTTACCTGCCATACCCTCTTCGGATGACGGACGGTTCTTCTCAATCTTTAGATACGTTGTGTTGCGTTCTTCCATGTCGTCTGACTCTTTGTCACGGTGTAGGTTCACAATGACACTAGCACGTTGACCAATCATCTTACAATACTTGAAGTCTCCATTCTCGTTAGTGTGTCCGATAGACACGATACCTATGTTAAGTTCCGCTGCCAGTTTCGACAATCGGACGGACAGGTCTGCCAGTTGTTGTTCTTTGCTTTCCTCAGTGCCAGTGATGACATCTTGGATAGGCTCAAAGAATACAAACTTACAGTCACATGCCTGACTAAAGAACCGTATCTGATCACACAGTTCGTCGGCCCCCTGTCCGTCCCCCAAGTAGAACTGATAAAGGTTTTCCCCTTTAGTAAGGTCAACGATGGCCTCACGTACTTCTTTATCAACCCCCTTGTCCTCAATTAGGTCACGGCGTGTTACGTTATCATTCATGTGGTAGGACGCAAGCCCTAATAGTGAACGTAGTTTAGTCTCCTCAAGGTGCCACGTAGCGATAGGGATGTCACGTTGTAGCATCTGGTATTCAAGATACCGCATTAGTTCTGTCTTACCGATACCAGTAGGTGCCTTGAACATGGTAAAGTGTCCCTGCATCAAACCTAAGATTTTGTCGTCTAGGGCTTGGATACCTGTTGGTACATATACATGCTCTGGCGTGTCCTCATACAGCTTCAAGAACTGGTCAGCAGTATTGATTACGTTCTCTGGTGTGTGCTTGATAGGCTTCCACCACGACGATTTGTAATCCTGTGCTTTACCTGCCTGTAGGAAGTCGTTAGCATCCTTGTACTGCCCATGATCTACACGGTAGACCTTGTTGGGAAACAGGCGTGACATACGGTCAGCGACATTGTTACCTGCTTCATCGTTATCGACAGATAGAATGATCTTCTCAAAGCTGTCTAACCATTCCTTACAGTTTTCCCATAATTTCTTCGATGGGGTAGCTGATGGTAACGACACAACAGGTGTAGTCCAGTTAGACTTTAGCATCTGCCATGCAGACATAGCATCTAATTCACCTTCTGTTATTGTGACAAATTTACTACACCCAGCAGGGAACAGGTTCATACCAAACAGTTCGTCACCCTTGAAGCCATCCTTGGTGAAGAACTTCTTGTCTGCAATCATACGCACTTTCTTTCCACCAGAGGGGTATGTATACTCTTGCGTAAAGTCATCAGTGACGACATCAAACTCTTCCATTGTCTTTGCAGTAATACCACGCATTTCCTTGTAGGTCTTCTGAGACATAGACGTAGGTTGTGACGACACCATAGAACGTAGGTTATCAAATCCATCATTTTCCACTGTCGGGTACCTCTCTTTTGCCCAAGGGTGCATTGCGTCCTTTGATGGATAACCACGGTCACAACTATGGCAACGACCAAACCCATCTGTGTTGTAGCTAAAGGCATCTGACGACCCACAATCAATGTAGGGACATGGTTGGTGTGGTTTCTCTGCCATACTATAGTTTCCTTATGTTGTAGTTGTAGTTGTCATACCAAAGGGGGACTTTAGTATATAGGACTTATATTTTCTCCTGTAAACTTTTTAGCTTATTTAGTAAGTTTGTGTGATATTTGTGCCACATCTGATGACTGTAGCCTCTTTTCTCTGCTAGTTCTCTTGTCGTCATACCACCCCAGTAGATGTCATACAAGACTTCTCGTTCCTTTTTGTCTAGTTTCTCCATCACTTTCTTGAGGTGCTTGACCTCATCCTTCAACTCGTAAGCCTCTGTATGGTCACTAGTGACAGCCATGTAGTCCTGTATGTCGTTCTCTATCTCCATCTCCTCTAGCAGCTTCCTAGAGCCACTACGTTCAGGCAGAGTAACCACACGATCCCTGTAGTTAGCGTAGTTGTTCACACGCTCTTTGACATACCAGTAGGTAGCCTTATCACTCAGGTTCTTCTCCTGACATTCTAGGATGTGTAGCCATGCCTCTTGGTACAGGTCATCATATTTCTCTGGGTCACCGTAACGTGCCGCCAAGTGTGTTGCTATTTGCTCTGGTTTCATTTCATACCCCCTATTCCTCATTCAGACAGAACTCACAGAAGTCAGACTTCGCTGGACCCCCACACGACACACATTTCTGTGGTTCGTCTGTAGTACCAAACTCATACTCTGTTAGTTCATCTTTCTCGTACTTAATATGATCCTCAATGAAGTCATAGACTAGCTGCATGTCCATGTTGGCTGCTGCACAGTAGAGGACTAGCTTCAAGCCTTCCTCTGCCAGTAACCCACGACAATGTGCATCCATGTGAAACTTGTAGGTGGCACTACCGTCTTCGTGTTCTTCTACTGTTTCTACTCCAAGTATCCCTGCATCATTCATTGGTTTTCTCCTTAACGCAAACTAATTGCATTTCCTCTTGTACCTGATCCTCGTATAATTCAAATGCATAAAAGCAATCATACATAGACTTGTACTTATCTATAATTTCCACTGACGGGGTACCTTGGTAAACCCACACTAATACCAGAAACCAAGTCATTCTTCTTGGTCCATCAGTGCTGCCCACGACACAGGGTACAGCTTCAGCATTTCACCATAGATCACAGAGGCTACAATGCGTGTCTCTGATTGTGTGTCTTTTGCGCAACGTAGCTTACACATATCAGCCCATGCATCCAACGACCCAGACCAGTACCATGAGGTCATCATGTTCTGCGGTAATACCCCACGTGCTTGCTCTGGTGAAGCACCTTCCTTGATCAACATGTCATATGTCGTCAGGGCATTACGTAGTGTCGCATGGAACATCATTTCAGCCTCTTGGCTAATTTCCATCGGACCCCCTGAACCCTGCTTAGAATGCTCTGGTTTGCTGCGCCAGTATGGTTCGTAGAATGCAGGTTCATAATTCACGTAACGACGACTGATCTCATTCCAACGTAAGAACTTATGCTTCACTAACTGTCGTGCTACATACAGTGGTGCCTCAACACGGAAACTAGTAAAGCAATGACCAAATGGTGACGTATGCTTATGTTCTGCTAGGTATTGGATCAGACGTATGTCTTTATCCTTTAGCTGTCTATATTCCCCTGAGTGTACCTGTCCTACCCAGTCTGATGTGGATGCATACGACACACGTGCAGCACGTACTACAGTCAGGTCATCACCCATTTTGTCAATCAGGTCTACGTTAATTTCACCTTTTTTCATCTATCTTGTCCTTGTGTTTGCGTTTCCTGTGTAAGATAGGCTTCTTTTTGTCTGGGACAACCCTTGGCCTATACTTTTTCTGTCTTAGGTCTTTAGCCATAGGGTTGGGCCTACGCATCTTACCATTTCCTTCTAGTTTTCCACCAGACCCAACACTCACTACAGTGACCCTTACCAAAGATCAAATCTATAAGCCACACTATGTTGGGTCTGTTGTCCTTTTTCCACTGCCAATTACGTGCAGAGAAAGTTTGGTTCTGTGATCCACCTAGTAGGACGTTGATCAGTACACTCAGTACCGACAATATCCTAGAAAGATATTTCACCATTTTCATCGTAGGGGTTTCTGTAGTAGCCCTTACTAAATACCTCTTGATAATATTCACGGTTGTACGGTCCTTCTAGTTCTTCTAGTTGCTCTAGTGGGGTGGGCATCAGTAGCCCTAGTTCATCTGCCATCCACTGCGGTATAGAATGTGTGTTCTCCAATGGTTCCATCCTTTAGATAGTGTTTCGTCCAGTAGGGTTTGACATCAACCCTGTGATAATGAGTGCTAGTTAGACCGATTTGGTGTCCCTTGTCAACCTCTAGGGCTACCTCTACGGCTGTTTTATAGGCACTTTTTTCCAAGTCATTCTTCATGTATTTCAATGGGTTATCTGACATTCCGTCATGTGTGAACGAAAATTGTTTCTTCTGATACACGACATCGCAAACATTGTCAGGCCACCTGTCAGATTCCACACGGTTCATAATGACATCACCTATGGCAAACTGCCCCTCTAACGGTTGGTCACGTGCCTCAAAGAATATTGCAGCTATCAGACACTCAAGCATTACTGCCCCCAAGGTAATAGGGTGGTGGGTCCATTGTCAGTGCCTCTAGGCTCATAACGACAAAGTGGTTGTACCTGTGGTTACGCAAGATACCTTTGTAGATTGGGTTCTCATTGTAACGCTTTGCTATCTCTTCTGCATCTGCCAGAGTGTACGGTATTTTCACTGGCAGGGGTACAGCAGGTAAGGCCGTGCGTGATTCTACGTCTGATGGGACTGCTGCGATTGTGTATGTATTCCTCATGTCATACTTTCTCATTTGCTTTTTGCTTTCTTGCGTAATTTCTCTGCATCGTTATCACACAGAATTTCGATAAGTTCCGACACGTTGTATCCCGACATCTGCGACATACGTTTAAGGGTTAGGTCAGGGTGCCTGTCGTAAACCTCAATTACTTTATCTTTGCTCCACATTACTTAATCTCCTAAGAACATTTTAACAAACTTTAACATCTGGTTTTCGTTATCAAAGCAGACATCCCAAACTATACAACCACGGTCCAACTTAATTACTCTCCATTCACCTTCAATGTATTCGCTTACCATAAGTTCGTGTTTCATTAGCTTATCTCCACTACTGCGTTTTCGTTAAAGCATTTCCATTTCTTCTCTGCGACAGAGTAGATAGGGATAAGCCCATTGTTTTGCAAGACCTGACTGTTACGTTGACCTTGCTCATTACCAATGATCTTGCTGCTAGGCTTGAAGAGGCCGTTGATAGTACGTTCTGTACCGTCCTTCTTGATGAATGTAACTGTGGCAAACTGTGTGCCTTTGGCTGCTACGATGCTACGTACTGTGTCTGCTGCTAGTGTCATAATGTTCTCCTTATTTCTATCGGTGGGTCTACACTGATTCGTTGGTAATGTCAATCATAATCTTTCTCGCCAAAGATTGCATCACCATAACCTTTCCAGTACCACTGCTTTTCTTCTGCTGTGTATTTGTTGTATGGCGTATCTTTTCTTAACGACAACTTGATCTTACCGTAGTATGCATCTGTGCTGCCTTGCTCATATGCTAGGTTCAGGTTGTCTCTTAGGTTTACATATTCCACGGGTGTCCTCCTAATTTCCACTGCGGGGGTGATTCGTAAGTAGATTACCAATTTCCACTGGCGGGGTCAATCCTTATTTCCACTGGTGGGGGTCCTTATTTCCACTGTGGGGGTCTGTGGCAAAAATATCACAATGTTCCTGATTCGTTCCATTTTCACGATTCGTTCCTGATTCGTTCTAGATTCATGATTCGTTCTTGATTCGTTCTAGATTCACGATTCGTTCCTGATTCGTTCCAAACTACCGATTCGGATAGTGATTCGCATATCCAAATGTGCTGTCAATAGCGCAAAAGGATAGTTGACAAGGAATTTGGTATAGTGTGGCTAAAATACAACGATTCGTAACAAGATTCCCCTTGACATAGATTTACAGTTGACGAATCAGTTGCCGCACGATAACGCACGACCGACTGATTCGCTAGGTGATTCGGTATTTTTTAGCACGACAAGATTCTGATATTACAACAGTCAATTTTGCATGGCTGCTATGCATAAAACGCAATAGTTTAACCATTAAACTAATAGGACGGAATCCACCAACACAAACGGTTATCGGGATAGTAACCGAGCCTCAGAATCACCTTAGCATGATTCGGGTATGGGAGTCAATAGGCCCAAAAACCCCCCAAAAATGCCCCCAGAATGCCCAAACGGTTCTGGCGTGGTCTAGGTCGAAAAAGTGATTCCCCGAAGTCTGGACGTGTCAACCCCATAATGCGACATAAAATGATCATTTTGCGACATTGGCCTTGTGTATATATAATTATAATGAATCACGGGTAAAAATTAATGTTTGACTCCCATTGCGAATCAAGGCAAGGTGGAATCATCAAAACACAAACCACGGAGTCAAAAATGTTTCGATATGTCACAATCAGAATGAATGATCCAGAATCAGTTAGTGCAGCAGAAAAGCGCAAGGCAATGTTAGAGTCGGAGGGATGGACTCTTATTCATACGTCAACAGGCGAAAACGATGCATTGCTTTCATATTCTGACAATCCTAAACTAGTTGACAGAGTAAACGAATCAGCGTAACGTCAAATCATCACAACAGACAAAGGAGTCACAAAATGTTCAAATCACTAATTAAAACCGCCCCATTGAACGACGGAACAAAGGGTTTCCGCTTTGTTATTCTCAATTCAATCCAAGGCATTGCCCGTAAACGTCAGATTAAAAAACGCTATGAATTGACCAAAGGCCCCGCAACTATTGGGGCGCATTTTGGCAAGCTTTCAGTCTCTTGCAACTATCGCAAGGCCTTGCGTCAATTCCATCGCATTGCGGGCTAGTTGTTTTAGTTATGGGCCTTGCGAATCGTTTGGCCCATTGATAAAATAACTTATAAACAAACCAACGGAGTCAAAACCATGAAAACCCTTTTACTACAAACCGCAACTTTTTTGATTTGGTGCTTTACGCTAGTTGTCGTTTGCTTTGCACCGTTTTACCTAGACACCGCAGAAGCTATTGCGGCGATGCTATGCGCTACAGTTGCCGCCTTTGGTATTCTAACGGTTTTATTTTGGGAGTCGCTATAATGGATCAGGTCGAACGTAATCAAATCAAATTAACCTATAAAGGCCAAAACATATCTATTGTGCAGCATTGGTTAGGTAGTGAAGTTATGGTGCAAGAGTGTGCCAATGTCGATAACTTTGATCAGATATACGGATTCGGGCATGATCTGGACTCGCTTATCAATTCTTTGGAACTCTTGCGTGCTGCAATCAATGCGGAGTCGAAATAATGGCAAAATATGTCTGGATATTAATTTTCGGTTTTTTGTTGGGCAAGTTTACATATCTTGACTCAAACGGATACGGAATCTTTGTGCCTATGCTAGGCGGTTATCATATATCAACGGAGTCGAAATAATGGCAACACTAACGAAAAACCGCCCCTATGCCCTAACGCTCAAGGCCGCCAAAGAATCCGCCAATATATCCAAAGGCAATTCCAAAATGCCAGGATCAACTTTCGCCCAAGACTCTTTCGCTTGTAAAGTTGGGAGTCGTTTGGCTAACGTTAAAGGTTCAGTATGCGAGTCTTGTTACGCCCGTAGAATCCAACGCTTGCGCCCTAGTGTCAACAAAGGCTGGAACGCCAACTATGAAAAGGCAACACGCTTGATAGCTACTAACCCTGCCCAATGGATTGACGCTTGCGTATTTCAAATCAAACGTATCGCAGATAAAACGGGCGAAAAATTTCATCGTTGGTTTGACTCTGGCGATTTGGATTCAGTTGAACAACTTGACGCAATAGTTGCGGTCGCTTGCGCTACGCCTAAAATTAAGCATTGGTTACCGACTC